CGCGACATACTCGGCACTGAATTCAGGCAATCGCGCTGCAACGCACAGGTCATTCACGGCCTTGGCGCGGGTTAAACCGGCTTGCACGATTTCTTCGCTTTCAAGCTTGGTCGAGCTGAGCAGTGGTGCGACCAGGTTGCTGATCCCCGCCTCAGCGCAACGCTGGGTGATCATCAGCGCCAGCTTGGTCGAGTCGACCACGGGCGGCGTCGGCCGCGTGTCTTCAGGCTCAGTGTCCGGATCCGGCTCCTCCGGCGCGTCAAGTTGGGCCAGCAACTCGGCCGGCGCACGCTGGTAACGCTGCAGCACCGCGCCCTGGCCTAGACAGGCCTTGACCTTGACGCCGTCCCCGACTTCGTCGGCCAAACCCAACGCCACCGCTTCGTTGGCCGTCAGCCAAGTTTCCGCAGAAACCAGTCGACGCAGTTCCTCCTCGTCAATGTTGGGCGCTTTCGACTTGTAGGAAGCGATGATTGCCTCCGTCGTCTGGTCGAGCACATCGGCGACCTTGCGAAAGTCCTCGGCATCGCCGGCCACGTGGGTCCAGGGGTTATGAATCATCATCATGGCATTGGCCGCGATCACTACCCGATGGGCACCGCATACGGCGACGCTGGCGGCACTGGCGGCCAATGCATCAATGCGGCCAGTACAACGCTCACCCAGCCGAGCCAGAGCGTTATGCATGGCCAGACCGTCGAACAGATCACCACCAATGCTGTTGAAGGCCGCAATCACCGGCGACACGCCGTCATCCATGGCTCGCAAGTCCCGGGAGAACTGATTCGCGGTAATGCCCCAACCGCCAATCTCGCCATAGACAAATACTTCGATAGTGCGCTGATTTGCTTCACCGCTGGCTTGCAACGCATACCAACTCTTGTCCTCGACTTTGACCAGCTTTCCGGCCTTGTCATAAATGCGCGGGCGGGTTTTCTTGCTCATTCTTGCTCCTTGTCGTCGATCTTTTCGAGGATGGCGAGAGTGTTGTAATTGAGGCCAAGCGCGGTGGCACGGGCCAGGTCGGCGGCGTTTTCTGCGTCGACGGTTTCAGCGTCGTAGCCGGTGCGCAAGACCATTTCGCTGCGTGATGCAAAGCCGGCCTGCACCTCCATGCGTCGAGCCTGAACGTCCTGCACCGGTTGGATGTAAGCCCAGCCTTGTGGCACCCAACGGGTCCGCAAATATTCACGACGGCGTTGCGCGTAGTCCTCCAGCACCAGGACACCGGACAGCACCGCCATGTCCATCCAGGCCGCGCGCACTGGGCGGCACAGCTGGTGTACGTAAACACCAAATTGCAGCTGCTCCAGCCGCCGCCGAAACTCGTTGAGCACCACGCGTAATGCACGGTCGTTAATCTCGCGCATGTCGCCAGTGAGGATCTCGTAAGGCGTGCCGGTGCCGGCTGCCGCCGCCATCAGTTGCTGTCGCATGAAGTCCGGATAGTTGTTACCGGCATCCGGCGGCTTGGAAAACTCGACTTCTTCACCGGGTCCCAGCTCCTGCATGGTGCCGGGCTCCAGCGCCACCATCGGCGTGAAGCCGTCGTGATCGAGGCTCAAGGGTTGGCCGGTGACCGGATCCCGGGGTGTGGGTCCTGAATCCGGTGCCGGCCGGCTGATGAAACCGGCAAACAGGTTGGCCACTTCCTGGCGGAACAACACCGCGTCGTCGTAATTGTCGAGACTGCGCAGGCGCTTGAGCACCGGTGACAATCGAGGCACGCCGCGCAACTGGCCGGGCTCGACCGGCTCAAAGATGTGCAACACCTGCGAGGCAGGCACCCGCACCAGCTGGTTGTAACCGGCGTTCAACGACGACGCATCACGCGGATGCGCCAGATACATCCAATACGCCACCCGCTTTCCACCTGGAGTGAACTCAATCCCGGCGCGGATAATGTTGCCGGCTTTGGTGGTTTCGAACTTGTCATGCGGCACGAACTCCGGGGCCAGAATCTGGAGCTGGAGCGGAACCGCGAGACCTTCATCCAGACCGCGAGGTCGCAGTCGTACAAAACATTCGCCTGAGGTTTCAACCGTTCGAGCCACCAACGCCTGCTGGCCGTAGAAATCGGTGCGCTCATCGGCGTCCGATTCATCAACCCAGTCATCCCACAGCTCCTGCAGAATCTTGCGCAGGACTTCATCGTCGGTTTTCGGTCGCGGCGTGATGCCGGTACCGATCAAGTTACTGACGCGCTTATCGATCACGTTGAAGGCATACGGGTCATTGCGAACGGCTGCCCGGGAGCGCGACCGCAAGTTACGCAGTGCCGGGGTGTTGATGCTGTTGATCCCGTTGTCGGGTGCATCCCAGCCAGTAGACCGTCGGCCCTCACCGGCGCCTTCGTAACTGGCCTTGATGTTCGACGGCAACACGAATCCGTTACGGGTGAGCGTCGGATAGTGGCGGGCCATTAGAGTCCTTTGCCTCCATGGCTCAGTCGGACCACGCGCGAACGCGGCCCGGCGGCATTGACCAACGACGTGCGGATCTCTTCTCGAGCCTTGAGCAATTCATCAACCGTGCGGTACTCCACGGTACGGTCCGCGTAACGCACGGTTTTTTCACCGCGAGCGATCGCCGCCTCAACTGCGTCGAGGTGCTTCTGGGTAAATGACATATCAGCGTCTCTTCAGGTAACCGCTGCTGGAGCTGCGGCGTTGAGGTGGTGTTGCGGGTCGCGAGGGCACAACCGAAGCGGCGAGTTGTCGTGTTGATTGCGGTGCAGCAGCCGGATCTGTTTGACCGGTAGTGCTGACGCGTTCGCCTTGAATCGGTTTGATGCCCAAGGCTTCGTCGAACAGACCCGATTGCGCCAGCGACTGACGCACCCGCTCCCAGTCGTGTTCTTTGTAACGGTTGAGGCCCAGGTAATGCGCCATGGCCAGGCAGTACACCATTAGGTCGAGCGCTTCGTTGCGCTCGGCCTTGCCCTTGACCCACTCAATGCGCTTGTGCCCGCGGATGTAGCGAGCGACCTTGCGCTCCGCGACACACTGATCAAAGAAGTCATCCGGCAGGTCATTGGCGAAGTGCAATGCACCTGGGCCTGATTCGAATGGATAGCGGTTGTAGATCCAGTCCTTTGCGGTGTCGGTACCGACAAACCACAGTTCGGCACCGTTGCGTTCGGTTTGGCCTTTCCAGGTCACGTCGACCATCGAAGGCCGCTGAGCGATCACCGGTCTACCCGGCTTACTCGCGCCCTTGATGGCGAACACGTTTCGCCAACGACGAACGCGGCAGAACTGGTAGACCTCATCGGTGTGGTGACCACCGGAGTCGACACCTGTGGCGAGAATGCCCAGACCCACACCGCAAGGATGGCGGTATTTGACCTTAAGCAATTCATCCAACGCAGCCCACGTACGCTCATCTGCGGGATCACCCGGCACCACCTGGAAGTCGACAATCCAACGCTCCATCCCGACGCCCCAGCCCATCACCATGAACTCCAGGCGATTGGCTTGAACGTCGACGGAGCCGGTGAGCATCAGCACGCCGGACGGCATTGAGCCCAGACCGTAGCTTTCCAACCGAGCGCGCTGTCTCAGCACATCGGCTTTGGTTTGCTCTTGCGCGCTGTCCCAGACCTTCGCCAGGCGGGTGTTGTAGAACACCTGCATGGGCTCAAGGTCGCCTTTGGCCTGGGCCTTCTTAGCTTTTTCGAATTGCTTGGCCAGTGATTTCCAGTCCATCCAGCCCAGCGGCGAATACAACGCATTGAGGTGGAAGCCCACCGTCTCACCATCGCCTTCGGCATGGGCCCGCCATTCGCCCAGGGCGAGCATCTCGCCTTTGTGGTACTCATCAATCAGCACGTCGCATTCAGGACCAGCGCACTGGTAATGCACTACGCTGTAATCCTTTGAATAATGCAGGCGTTCCCATTCCAAGGTCTGCATGTGCCCGCAGGTCGGGCATGGCACGTAGTAGTGACGCTGGTCGCTGCCCTCGAACAGATCGGCGATCCGCGAGGCGCCTTTGATCGTCGGTGAGCTGGAGAAGTAAAACTTCGCGTTGCGGCCGAAGGTACTGCCGCGCGTTTCCGCGAGCTCAATGGGATCGCCCTCTTCGCCGATGTCCACTTCCCAACGGTCAATCTCATCGCCGTATACATAGCGCGCTGAGAGCTCCGCCAGGTTGGCGGCGGAGCCGGCGGTGGTCACGTACAACGAACCACCCTCGAACTCCTTGGTGTCCATGGTGTTGCGCGAGTCCCGCGAGCGACTAGAGGCCACACGTTCACGCAAGACCGGGGTGGCCTTGATGGTCTTACCGATCCGCGAGGACACCCGCTTGGCCAGACCGAGGCTCGGCAACAGCGTCAGGATATTGGAGGGCGCCATGTGGATCAGGCCGCCGATCCAGTTCAACGCAATCTGCGTTTTCATCAGCTGCGAGGCCACCATGGTGACCACGCGCTTGCAGGGGTGAGCCGGCGACAAGCAGCGCATCGGCTCGCGGGCATAGGGTGTACGTGAAGTGCGGTACTGGCCGGGCTCGGCCGCGCCAGTGT